CCGCTGCCGAGCGCCTGAGCGGCGATGTCGTACATGCCGAGGAGGTCCTGCGACGTCCCCGACCGCTCCAGGATGCCCTGGTAGAGGTCCTCGAACTGTTTCCGGCCGAAGGGTGCGATGTTCGGCTGGCCGAGCGTGGCCTTGCTGACGAAGGCGTCGTACTCCGGCGTCCCCGGCTGAAGGCCGAGTGCGACCGCGTTCTTCTGGGCCGCCGTGAGGTCGGCTCCGGCCGGGACAGGCGGCATGTCGTTCTGGACGGCTTCGGTGTTCGTCGTGATGACCGGGATGCCGTCAGTTCCAAGCGCATCGGTGACATCGCTGTCCGAAAGCAGCGGCGTACCGCCGTTCGCGAGCGCCTTTGGCACCGTGACGATCTGCCCCTCATCGTCCATCAGATTGACCATGCCCTGACCGCTCAGAGCGAAGCTTTCCTGAACATCCGGCGACATGTTCGCGATGATCTGGGCGGTGAGTTGGTCCTGGGAAAGCGGCTTCGGATCGCCGTGGTAGACGCCGCCGTCGGCCCCGTAGATCGTCTGTCCCTGGTCGGCGTAGAGATTACCGAGAAGCGTCGTGGGCATGCCCTGAGCCGCCGCGACGTCCGGATTGAGGTAGACGACGCCGTCCTTGCCAACGCTGACCGGCGCCGTGTCCTGGAGATGCTGGGCGCCTTCGTTCTTGAGCGCCTGCACGTCGAGCGCACCCCGAGCGTCGACGTAGTGGCCGGCGAGATCCGTCTGGTTCTTTTGCTCGAGACCCCAAGCCGTGTTTCCGGCGTTGCCGAACGCCGCGTAAACCCGGGGATCGAGGTCGTGCAGGTCAGCGTCCGGCCCCATCTGCATGGCGTCGCCGTACAGAAGAGCTTGCGGCACATCGTGGTATCCACCGGCCATCATGGCCCCGCCATCCCGACCCAGAACTCGGGTGGCGGCGTCGGCGGCGGCCTTGACGCGCGCCTCCTCACTCTGAGCGATACCCAGCTGGCTCAGCGCGAGAAGCTCACGCGGATCGGGCGGCGCGAACATCTTCGCCAAGTCGGAGAGCGCTTGGCCGATATAGGGGTCGGTGGAGTACGGGGAGCTAACCCACGCCATCGTTCAGCCTCCGTAGCCCCAGGCCAGACCCGGCAGACCCGGTCCCATGCCTGCGTTCGGCCGCGCGAAAAGGCTGCTCAGGATGCCGTCGCCGAAGATCCCCTGATCGGCCTGGAGCCCCTGCCCGATCGCTACGGAGCCGCCGAGGCCGAGGATGTCACCCAACATGGCCGCGGTGCCTCCGGAGCGGTTAGCGGCCTCGAGCTCCAGCGGCACGACGCCGGCCGAGCCCTGCTTGAAACGGCCGATCTGGGCCACCTCGGAAGCGTGCCGGCCCTGCTGCAGGTTGGCTTCGCCAAGCACGTCGCCGAACGCCCGGAGGTTACCGAGCGCCCCGGATTGCTGGTCGTTGAAGCCCTTCGCCCGGGCATCCTGCTTTTTCTGGGACTGGACGATGATGTCGCCCTTGGCCTTTGGGAGGGCCGGAGCCTCGTTCACGGTGTCGGACGCATCGGCGTAGTAGGCGCCGAGGTCGGCCGCCTTCTCGTCCTGCTTCTCGTCGAAGTCGTCGAACGTCTCCCGGTCCTTGTCCGTCAGCTCGCGCGCCTGCCGGTCGAGCCGGCTCTGGCGCTCGTTCTCGGCCCTGAGGACGGCGTTCCGCTCGCTCTGAATGTTGTCCTGGGCGACGCTGTTGGCGACCATGGAGCCGGCCGAGAGGGCCGCGCCGATGATCAAAGCAGTCGTGCACATGGGTTACCTCGCCACGCTGACGGCGCCGCGCGGGCCGAACAGTCCGGTGTTGTAGAGCGGTGCCGCGCCGCCATATGGAGCCGCCCGCTCGAGAGCCGCCTGCTGGCCGAGCGCCGACGTGAAGTCGACGAAGAGGTTGCCGAGCGGCGAATACACGGGCGGGGCCGAGAGCGTCGCCGCCTGCCGAATGGCGCTGTCGGCCGCCTGGTTGCCGTCTGCGGACACGTTGAGCGTCGAGATCAGGTTGGCGCGGCTCTGCTCGACGGCCGATCGCGCGTCGTTCTCGTAGCCGAGCGCCTGGTCGGCGATCTCGCGCTGCCGCTGTCCGGCCAGCTCGGCGAGATCGGCCTCCTTGTCGGTCCGGACCGTGCTGTTGAGCAGGCCGTTGCGCGACAGGAAGTAGACTAGCTCGTCGGCCGCGTCCTTGTACTGCCGGCCGTATTGCGGCATGGCGTAGTCCATGAACCCCTTGCGGCGCCCGGCATAGAAGTCGTCGCCGAACTGGCGGTCGAACGTGTCGTTGACCCGCCAGGTGCCGACCCGGATGCGCCGCTGGCGCTTCTCCTCCTGATTGCGGGCGTCCTCGGCCGCGCCGCCGTCACCGCCGCCCCCGAGGCTCATGCGCAGCTCCAGCGCAGGAACGTGCCGCGCGGCGCGAAGCCGAAGCGCTCGTAGAACCGAGCGACGCGAGCGTTCTCGATGGGGCCGACGAAGGCTTCCCGCGCTCCGACCAGCATGGCCCACTCCTTGTAGGCATCGATCAGGAGTGCGGCCGCCCGAGTTCCGCGAGATCCGGGATGGACGAAGATCGACCCTTGCTCGGTGTAGATCCCCGTCGCGGCGGCATACCCTCGGATATGCGCCGAGAGGTATCCTACAACGGCCAACTGTCGTTCGACAACAAAGATCGTCGGCGACGCGCGCAATAGGCCGGACGCGAGCGTGCATCGACAGGTCGGCTCGTCGAACCCGAGATGCGGGTAGCGCTCCGCCATGCCGAGCCGGACGAGACCGACCATGGTCTCCATGTCCGCCTCGACCATGAGACGGGCGGTCATCCGCACACCCGCGAGAAGATCCAGAAGGTCTCCCCTCGCTTGCCGTAGTTGATCAGCGGGGCATCGGCCTGGAGGCCGAGGTAGCGCAGCCATTTGTGCGCGTCGGCGTGGCCCTCGATCGAGATGGCTTCGAGCCGGTGCACGCCGTCACGGATGGCCGCCGGGATGTAGGACTGCTTCAGGAAGCGCGTGAGGGGCTTCGCGACGGTCGGCCACTGGTCGGTCGCGATCAGGACGAGGCCGCAGCTGTTGGGTCGCACGGGGATCGCGCCGGCAATGCAGACGGGGTCGTCGCCGGAGCGCCGGGAGACCGCGAAGACGTTCCGCTGGGAGCCGAGCCGCTCGACAAGCTCGTCTGCGACGCCGGCCCGGTCCTCGTTCCAGCACGTCGGCTCGGCCTCGGCGAAGTCGCTGGCGCGCATGCCGAGGGCGACGAGCCGGATGTCGTCGGCCGTCGCAGGGGCCAGGATCATGCGGGCTTCTCGTCCGCTTCGTAGTGGATGACGAGCGACGAGAGGATACGAGGGCCGGTGCCTTCCGACCGGAAGCGGAACGAGAAGTGGGTCGAGGAACCCTGAGCGCCGATCTTGTCGAGGGCGTAGGTGGTCTTCGTCACGCGGCCGAGGTCGTCCTCGGTATCCTCGTTCGTCGGGTCCATGCCGACGGCCACGGCCCACTGTCCGCGCACCGCGGCGTCGTAACCCTGCAGATGCTTCTTGAGCGCCGGCGCGTCGCCGTCGAGGAACGGGAGCCAGGCTTCGGCCTCGGTGCTGTCGTATTCGAGCGTCTCGCCGGTCCCGCCATAGGTGTAGATCGTATCGCCCGAGCGCAGGTAGATGCGCCGCTGGAAGAGGCACATGTCCTCGACGTCGAAACCCGGCTCGTAGGTGCTCCAGGCCGAGACCTTCGATCCGACGAAGTAGGAGAAGACGAAGATCTTGTCCTTGACGGCCAGCCACAGCCGGCCGTCCCGCGGCTCGATGATGCCGATCGCGCCGTCGCGCTCTTCCTGGGTCAGGGTCTCCAGGTGCTCGAGGAGCAGCGGGTCGACGGCGTTGCCGACGTCGGAGGCGAAGGCCGCATTGGAACTGTTCCGAGCCCGAAGCGACCGGATGCCCGTGAGGTCGAGGTAGAAGACGTCGGCGTCGCCGAAGTTCGTGATCGAGCGCGTCGCCCGGGTGCCGGTGTTCGGGAGAACCTGGACCTGACTGTTGTTCTCCGGATCCGGGTCGAGGAGCCAGATCTGCACCGTCCGCTCGGCGAAGATCGCGGCGTTCCTGTCGTAGGGCACGACGCCGTAAATCTGCTCGGACTGTGACGCCTGGGTCGCCATGTTGATCGAGCCGGCGCCGACGTCCGTTCCATCCTCCCAGGCTTCCGCATCGCCGACGGCCGAAAAGACGAGGTAGGATCCGGCCGTCACATAGACCTTGTCCTTGATCGTCTTCGTCGAGGTCGTCGTGAGGCCGAAGGACGTCGAGACGACGTAGTCCACGCCCTGGAGCGTGAAGGTGTACTCGTCGCCGACCTCGAAGGTGCCCGCGACGGTGATCGTGACCTTCTTGGGGAGCCCGGTGACGGCCGCGACGGCCGTGACGCCGCCCGCCATCTCGCAGTTCGCGGCCCCGTCCTCGGGGCTGATGTTGATTTTCGAGTTGTCGTGGTTGTAACGGACGTCGAAGCCGTTCGGCGTTGCGCCGCTGCCGGCGACAGCCTTGATCGTCACGGTCGAACCGGAGCGGGTCGCCGTGTAGTTCGGGCTGCTGGCGTGGCTGTTGACCGCATCGACGATCGCCTGCGCCATGCCCGACGGGTCGCCGGCATAGGCGGCTGTCGAGAAGATCGCGCCGTTCGTGATCGCGACGCCGTTCACACGGAGGTTCGTGAGAGAGCTGGCCCCGCCGAGCGTGGTGACGTAGTTGATCCGGAACGACGCGGTCGCGAGAACCTCCGTCACACCGGTGACGGGCGTCACCGCGGCCTGTGTCGTCGCGATCGTGAGGTCCTGATCGGGGTTGGACCCGCCGTCGACCGTGCTCTTGGCCGTCGTGAAGTTGACGCCGATGGGACCCTGGAGCGTGACGACGGCGCCGACCGCAGAGGCCGTGTAACCCTCGACGGCCGAGAGCAGATCGGCGAAACGAGCCGCGACATCGCTGTTGCTCGCGAGGTCCGTGCCGAGATAGCCGCTCTCCCAGTCGGCGACATTGGTGCCGTCGTAGAAGTGATAGATCTGGGCGTCATCGAACTTCGCGATGACGTAGAGCTTCCCGCCGAACGTGTCCCAGGAGATGATTTTCTCGAGATCCGGCGTGCCGGATGGCGCCTCGAGGCGCTGGTAGAAGACGCCGACAGGCAGCCCGCTCGGCGCGGCATCCGAGCCGAAGACGTAGAAGCGATCGGCCGTCGCGGCCATGCCGACGGTGCCGGTCGGGAGGTCGAACGTCTCGACGAATGCCGCGCGCTTCTCGAATTCACCGCCGCGGTTGATGTGGCCGTCCGTCGCGACGAGCAGCGTGCCACCCGGCGTCGTCTCGCCGAGCCGGCGCCGATCGAGGCCTCCGACGAAGTTCTTGACCCAGATCGAGCCCATTCAGGAGACGACCCGGTATGCGACCGGCTTCGGCCCGCGCGGCCTGCGGCCGTGATCGGCTCCGCCGAAGAGCTTGAAGCGCGGCGCCGGCGAGAGCCGGGACTTGAGGCGGCCGTAATGGGCGTTCGCCGCCGCGAGCTTCACCTCCGCGGCCGGCTTCTTGCCGTCGTCCGTGAGGAGCTGCACGGCGGCGAAGAGGACGATCAGGCGGGCGTCGAGGTCGCACCGATCGTCGTCATCGACGAGCGGCGAGAGCGTCTTGATGCCCGTGAACTTGATCCAGCCTTCCGACCCCTCGTCCGTCGCACCGTCGTCCGACGGGAGGGGCCAGACCTCGACCTTCTCGTCCTCGTAGATCCGCCAGTTCTGGGCAGGCCAGGACCGTTGATCCGCGAGGCTGTCGAAGGCGTTGTACTGGGCGGCGCCGATGCCGGGTGTGAGCGGGCACCAGACGCCACCGTACTTGACCTCGGCCTTCTCGATGCGGTCGATGGCGAGGTCGTCGGGCGGATCGTAGAAGCGGTCACCGTCCTGGAGCTGAATGTACCGCTCGACGCGGAGATGCGGCCAGTCGAAGTCCGTCCAGAGCCGCTCCTGTTCGTTCTGCAGGAGGTAGAGCTGCGCGTCGCGGACGCCCGTATTGTGGGCGACGTTCGGCGACTGGCGCGTCTCCGATCGGAGATCGGCGAGCAGCTGCAGGACGGTCTTGTACCGGGCCATGGCTCACCTCAGGCGAGGACACCATCCGCCGATGCGGGCTCCTCGGCGGCTTCGGCCTTCTTGCGCCGGCGCTTCGGCGGCTCGACCGCGGCGGCCTCTTCCTCGCGCTGCGCAAGGACCTCGGCCGGGATGGCGCGCGCCGTGGCCTTGAAGGCCTCGTCTGGCAGGTTCAGCTCGTCGAGCCGCTCGGCGACCGGCGTTCCGGTGCCGGGCCAGAGCACATCGACGATCGTGCCGCGGCCGATCTTCTTCGGGTACTTCTTCGCCAAGCGGTTCCGCTCGGTGCGGTTGCCCCAGGCGGTCTCGGCGGGCTTCGTCTCGCCGGTATCCGCGTTCTGCCGCAGCGTCTCCGTGATCTCGGAGACGGCGTCGGTCGAACCGGAGCCGCCGTGGATCTCGCGCAGAACCGCGATCTCGGCGACGGTCACGCCGGTCAGCGGGACCGAATTGCCGCGATCGCCGCGGAGAGCTACGAGACAGTCGTAGAGCTTCATCGAACCCCCATTTTCGACAACGGGACCGGCCGTAGCCGGCCCCGCGTCGTCAGCTTCAGGCGATCATCCCGTACTCGCGGAGCACCGCGAGCGCGAGGTTGAGCTTCACCGTCAGCTCCTTGAAGTTGTTGTTGATGGTGCCCGACACGTCGCCGGAGTTGGTCGCGCCGACCGCCGACATGGTGCCGTCCGCGGTGCCGCCCGTGCTGTCGGTCAGCGCCGCGATGGCGGCCTGCTTCTGGCCCTCGGGCGCGACGGTGTCGACGAGATCCATCTGCAGGCGATAGCGCGTGCCGGCCGCCCAGCTGCCGCCCGAGAGGTTGGTCAGCGTGATCGAGCCCGAGAAGGTCAGGCTGAAGGTCTCGGCCCCGGCGTCGTACACGTCGTTGTCGTTGAAGACGAGGACGTGCGCGGTGCCCCAGGTGTCGGAGCTGGAATAGCCGGACGGATACGAGAGGGTGACGGTGCCGTCATCCGCGACGAGCGCGGCGAGGACACCTTCGACGACGACGAAAGGTGCGGTCATGGCTGCGGCCTCCTCAGTCCAGCTCGAAGATGATGCTGGAATTCAGCTGACGGGCGACGAGCGCGCCGGTCGTGGTCATCGCGCGGAACATCACGTAGACGTCGTGCGGCCGCGCCGGCGAATGACGCTTCATCTTCTCGCCTTCCATGTAGTCGAGGAAGATGGCGTCGGTGTCGATGGCGTAGCAGTACTTCGACTTGCTGATGTCGTCGAGGGTCGGATCGTAGTTGATCCGGTTACCCTTGAAGGTGATGTCGGCCATGCCGACTTCGGTCTTCGCCCGGCTGTTGAAGCCGTCCTGCGTGTACGTGCCATTGGCGCGCAGTTCCTTCTCGAGCTGGTCGATGAAGTCGCTGCCGGCGAGCCACAGGTTCGGATTGCCGCCGTAGCGGCGGGCCTGGCGATAGGCGCTCTGCATCGCCCGCGGCAGCGCGCCGCCGTCGGAGGTGCTGCCGGTGATGTCCGTGTTGTTGTTGGAGTTCGTGAGGGCGAGGTTGCGCCACCACGAATGCGCCGACCGGGAGAGGCCGCCCGTCGAGCCGCTGGTCGGATCTTCCAGGAGCAGCGCCCGGATGCCCGCGATCGCCTGGGCGTCCGACGTGCCATCGCCCCACAGAAGGCTGTTGAGGCCGCGGTCGTAGCTCTCGGCCATGTCCTCGAGCTTGTCGTCGAGGATGCCGGCAAGCATCGTCATCTCGCGCTCGGAATGCTCGGAAACGCTCGCGCCGTTCATGCTGTCGACGACGGAGATGCCGTCGTTCTTCAGCTCGGTCAGCGTGATCTCGAGGCCGATGTGGTGCTCGTACCACGGGTAGTTGAGCCGCTTGATGTTCGCCGGGTTGTAGTAGCTGACCTCGTCGTCGTGGCTGTAGCCATCGAGCGAGCCGCTGTACTCGCCCTTGACGGCGAGCGAGATAAACTCCTTGCCGCCCGGGAAGGTCTTCGCCTTCTCGTCGAGCGCCTTCAGGAGCGGCTTGTTCTGGAGCGACTGCGACTTCACGCGGCCGCGGTCGAAGTAGTAGTCGAGCGCGCTGTTCGCGATATTCGACAATTCCTGCGCGGAGAACGGCATCTAAACCCCCTCGGGGCTATCGCGCGCCGGCCGCCTGCCTCACCACGTCGAGCATGGACTTCGGCTGGGGCTGCGCGTTACCTGCGACTTGGCCCCCCGTGACGGGTCGAAGCGCCGGCCGCTGGGCCGGTGCTCGCCGCTGCTTCACTGCCGCGTAGTCCTTCTTGACGAACTCGAGCGCCTCTTCGGGCGAACGGGCTCGGCGGCCACGCTGGAAGTTGAAGGCGGCCTCCCGCTGGAGGTCCTCGTACAGACCCTCGAAGTCCGGGTCCTTGCCGCGCATCGTCTGCTCCCAGCCGGCGACTGCCGTCTGGACGCTGCCGATGAGCTGCCGCGCCGCGTTTCGCTGCCGCACCTGCTCCTGGAACTCGCCCGACTGGGTGCGCGACATCTCGGCGGCCCTGGCACGGCTGATCTCCAGCGCGCGCTCCTTGGGGAGCCGACCCGACCGGACCTCGTCTGCGAGATCCTTCGGGAGCACTTCGCCCGTCTGCTGAACGAGCCTCTGGACGTGGGGCTGAAGGGCCTTCCAGGCTTCCGCCGGGTTGGACCTCATGAGGGCCATGATCTTCAGGCCCTCGAATGCCTCTTCGCCGCTGAGACCGTTCTGCTCGAGGAAGCTCTGGACGTTGCGATACCGGCCGGCGTCTTCCTTGAGCGCGTTCCGCTGGCGGATCAGCTGGCGGAAGCGAGGATGCTGGCGGAACGGCACGTCGCCGAATTCGTTCTCGCGATCGTCCGGATCGGGCGTCGCGGGAGCGGCCGGCGTGGCATTGGATCCGGGCTGATTGCCCGTACCATGATCGGCTTGCGAAGCCGCGGTGCCATCGGCCTGGACAGCGTCGCGAACGACACTGAGAAGGCTGTCATCACCGCCCGCGTCTGCGCTGGACGACGTCGCGTTGCCTTCACCCGAGGGCTGGGGCGCGTCCTGCGAGCCGGCTGGCGAATTCGGCTCGTCCTCTAATCCCGCCATGAAAACTCCAAGCTACAAAGCTGGGTTGGTAAATCTTGTACAGCGTGTCGATCGACAACGCAACGTCATTTTCTACACTTGGTTGTTGCCCATTGGCGCGACGGAGCCGGACGGACCGCCCGGAGGCGGCGGGCCGTTCTGACCACCCTCGGCCCCTTGCTGGTCTGGTGCGGCGGCCGGATCGGCGGGCTGCGGCTGCTGCATCCGGTTCATCGAGACGATCGCCGGGATGTTCTCGGCGAGCGCGTCCGTCAGGTCGAGGCGATCGTCGAGCCGCTTGAGGCTCTCCTTCGCCAGGAACTTCGGCGCGATGCCGGGGATCTGGATCAGGAGCGGCAGCATGCGCTCCCAGTTCTGCACCTCGACGGCCTGGTTCGGCTTGCCCATCGAGCCGGCTTCGATCTCGAGGAAGACCTCGTCCACGAGCTGCTCGACGGAAAGCTCCGGCCAGACGGCGCCCGGACCCGCGATCTTCTTTGCCGTCTCGGCCGAGACCTCCTTGAGCATGATCTGGCCTGAGGCGCGCGCAAGGAGCGTCAGGAAGCCGTCGAGGTCGTCGACATTGCTCGAGGTCGACGCGCCGCGGCTGGCTTCCGCGATCCCCTCGCCCGTCGCCGTGGCCTTGCCGGCCATGCCGAAGGCCGTCTCCGACGAGCCGACGACGAGGCCGATGTCGGTGAATAGCGGGCCCGGCTCGTAGAGGTTCGGATCCACGCCGGGGATCTTCACCGCCTGGAGGACGTCCTCGATCTTCTGGTTCGGCTGCAGCGAGCGAAGGACGACGACCTCGAACGGTTCCGCCGTCTTGAACCTGTCGAGATCCTCACCCTCGAGCACACCTTGGGCGACGACGAAGCGCGGCCGCGCGGCGCGCCGGTGCTCGCGCCAGCCCTGCCGGGAGGCGTTGTAGTCCTTCTGCATGTCGGCGATCAGCGACACGTCGCTCGGCGGGTAAAGCTCCGTCTGGTGCTCGATGTCGTTGAAGGTCAGCGCGTAGACCGGCCAGAAGTCCTCAACGAAGACGTCCGGCGGACCGGGCGGCTTCAGCATGTCCTTGTAGCCGTCGGCGACCGTGTAGCAGAGGCCGGCGATCTTGTCGTAATATTCGAAGACGCAGACGAGGTCCTGCTCGACCTTCTTGCCGTCGCCGTCCGTCCAGGAACTCGACGTGCTCGTCCCGTCCTTCTTCGAAGTGCCGTCCGTCGTGTAGGCGGTATATCCGCCCTTCACGTCCACGCCATAGATCTCGCGCACCCGCTCGCACGTCAGCATGTAGCGGACGGCGATATGGCCGGCGCCGATGAAGCCGCGGAGGTTGGTGCAGCGGGCGTCCGGGATGACGTCGAGGCTGCGCGGCCAGTCGAAGAGCAGCCCTTCGCGGAGCAGGATGAATTCCTGCTGCTGGAGCGCCGCGACGGAGGCCTGAAGTTCGGCGATCTCGGCCGTGTTCGGCTGGATGTCGCCCTCGGCCGCCCGCTCGGCGAGCACCTTGAGATGGTTGAGCTGGGCGGAGAAGTCGGCGATCTGAGCGCTGATCTCGGGTCGCTGCTCATACTGGCGCTGGAAGCCGAGCTTCACGTAGCCGACGCCCGTCGTACATGCCCGCCGGACGCATTGCTTCATCTGCGTCTTGAAGTCGGCCGGCTTCTGCTCCTGCATGTAGTAGGTGAACAGGACCTCCATCGTCTTGCCGATGCGGTCGAGCATCTGCCGGCGTTCGAAGCCCTGCTGGAAGTCCTGGAGGAGCGCCATCGCCTGCTCGAGGCCAGGCGGAGGCGCCATCGGCGGCGCGAGCCCGGGCGCCATGCCGGGCATGGCAGAGGTCATCATGGCGGCCTGGGCCGACTGGACGAGCTGCATCGCCATGATGAGCGTCTGCTCGTTGCCGTCCCAGACGACATAGTCGAGCCGGTCGCGCCGACGGGCGACGGCCTTCGGGTTCTTGGCGTAGAGGGCCGCGACGCGCTGGTTGATGTGCCGCCCCGTGATGTTGGCGACATAGAAGCCCTCGGGCCAGTCCTTGTCGGCCCCGCGCCGTGCCGTCTCCATGTCGCGGCGCATCCGGTCGAAGGCCTTCTTGTGGTGCGCCTCGTCGTCCTTGATCGTCTTCAGGATGCGCTTGACGAGCGCCTCGGTCGCTTCCGGGGTGTCGGCCTCGGGCTGCGTGCCGTTGTCGTTCGGCATTTCCGACACGGAAGACGTCGCAGGAGCCCCGTACTCGTTCGTGTCGTCCATCTCAGAACCCCGTCGCCAGCTTCCGCATCTTCTCGACACGGGCATTCATGTTCGACTGCTGCTTCACCCAGGCCAGCGTCCTGTAGCGCGGCAGCTCGCGCACAACGGCCGTCGCCGGGCCGAACTGTTGCCCGAGGCCGAGCCCAATGTAGGCGAAAGCGTCGACGAAGTCATCGTGCGTTCCGTTCGGGAACTTGAGCAGCTCGGCGATGGCCCGCTCGACCCACGGCGCGTTCCGCGGCCAGCGGACATAGCCGAGAGCGACGCGCGCCGCGATCGACTGCGCCCGCTGCTCTTTGTTCGTCGCCGGCGTCATCTCCTGGACGTTGAAGAACGTGTTCGTCTCCAGCATCCGCTTTCGGAGGAAGGGGCCGATCGACTTCGAGATATGCCCTTTCTCCGCCCACCAGACGAGCGGCTTGCGCGTCCGCGCGATCGCCAGCATCGCCTCGACCACCTGATCGGTCGGCGCGCGCTCCCAATAGCAATCGAGAAGCCAAATGCCCTGGTGCCGGTCGACGCCAACGGTGAGAAGGACGGACGCATCGTGACGCTGAGGATCAAGCCCAACAGCATGATCGGAAGCAGAGTAGATGCGCAGATCCGAAGGCAGATCGTCATCGGTGTAGAACTTGCTCTCGATGTGCTCCCGCCGGAACATGACGCCGTCCTCGACGGTCGGCCGCTGCTGGTAGAGCGCCGAGAAGCCGAGGGGGTCGAGCCGCTGCCGCTCCTCGACGAAGTCCCGATCGAACCGCTCCGGCCATAGAAGCTCGCCCTTCTGGCGTCCGAGCGGGTCGTCATGCTCGGCGATCATCGGCAGGTTGATGATCTTCCACTTCGCGGCCTCCTTCGGATTGAAGTGCGGGTTGGCTCCGCCCCGGGCATCGGTCAGCCGGCCGATCAGGTCGTCCTCGTGCCAGCGGGTCGTGATCAGCACGACGCGGGCGCTCGACGACATGAGGCGGGTCATGGCGACCTTGGTGAACCAGGACCACACCTGCTCGCGGATCGCCGGCGAGCGCGCTTCCTCGGCGTCCTTGAAGAGGTCGTCGATGATCAGGAAATCGGCGCCGCGGCCCGTGATCGAGCCGCCCCGGCCGACGTATACCAGAAGGCCTCCGGCCCCTGTCTGGAGGCGGTCCTTCGCAGCGCCGCCCTTCCGGAGCGTCGTGCCGGGGAAAACCTGCTTGTACTGGGGTGAGTAGAGGATCTCGCGGACCTCGGCGCCGAAGTCGAGAGCGAACGTGTCGTTGTAGGTCGCGAAAATGACGTGCCGGCGCGGGTCCTTGCCGATCAGCCACGGCGGGAAGCGCCGGGACGCCAGCTCGGATTTTCCGGCCCGGGGCGGAAGCGTCAGGATCAGGCGCTTGATGTTGCCGTTCTCGACCTCCTCGAGGGTCCGCGCGATCGCGCGATGGTGCTTCTGCGTGTCGTAGGACGAGCGATCCGGGTCCGAGGGGTCATCGGGGTCCGGCATGGTGAACTGGACGAAGTCGATGAAGTGGTCGCGCGCCTGAAGGATCTTGAGCTGCCGCTTGAGCGCCAGGCGCGTGCGGTCGAGGTCAAGACGCGCGCGATCGATATCAACCGCCGAAACAGCGGGTGCAGCCTTCGCCGCCGGCTTCACGGCGGGTTTGGCGATCGGCTTCGGCGCGTCATTTTCGACTTTGCGGCCGCGGACGGGCGGCGGACGATAGGCCATCAGGGCTCCCAGCCGCACATCCGCATGCCGAACTCGTCGTGCTGGAGGATCTGCGTCGCGAGGCTGTCGCTCATGCTGTCGACGTCTTCCGTCGTCGGCCGGATCGGCTTCCAGCCGTCACACGGATCGCCGCCCGCACCACTTGCGCAACCTACAAGCATCATACAAAATGCTACATGTCCCAACACGCCAAACACTCGCGTCCGTGCGCCGCCTGCGGCGCGCCGTTCTTTCCGCGTGTCGATCGTCTGGCCACGTCGCGGTGGTGCAGCCGTCGCTGCGCGGGATCTCGACAGACGAAACCCGAGAGCGCGAGAGCTGACGTATTCTGGTCGCGGGTCGAGAAGACCTCGGGCTGCTGGCTGTGGAAAGGAGCCCGAGATCAGAATGGCTACGGGGTTTTCTGGTTCAATCGAACCTACCGGCGTGCGCACATCGTGTCCTTCATGATGGCGACAGGCGTGGACCCGGCCGGCGAAGACGTCTGTCATCACTGCGACAACCCTCCTTGCGTAAGACCGGACCATCT